TTAATTTTTTTACTATACCCGGTTTTAAAGGGGCCAAAAATGGAAATCCCATAACTTTATTTATTTATTTTTTCTAAATCATTTAATACGGTAGATATACTGCCTGGAATTCTTAATTGAGTTCCTGGATTGATAAAAAACGATGCTTCATTTAAATTGTTTGCAACTGCTATTACCCACCATAGTGATTTATCTCCAAAATATTTAGAAGCTAGTATATCTAATCTATCGGATGCTTCTGAAATAATATAAAAATCATTATCAGATGGTTTTATTTTAGGATAGATAGTACTACTTATATACTTTCGTTTAGTATCGTTGGTTGATAGGGTTTTGGAATACAAATATCTACTTGCCATTATTCTTTTGTTTCGTTTATAATAAACTTACCAACACCCGCTAATTTATCAGCTCCGGATTGAGTCATCCAACCAACCTTATTAAATTCCTTAATTGGAGTTATTCCATCATCTTCATACGATAACCCATCAAAATTATATTTGTATTTAGTAATACCACCTTGAGTTACAGTTTTATGATTTTCAATAATTTTCATACCAATTTGTACATCTATTACAGATGGATATAATGTATTATCATTATTTAGTTTGAAAAATTCAAATAATCTACTTCTTCCTAGTTGACTACCGTTAGGGTCACCAGATGGCCAGGTGGTATTATCATCTATTTCAAATGATAAACTTTCTATGTATCCATATACATTTTTATACATGTCCCCAATTGTTAAATAAATTAAATTTGGAGAAAATGCGTATTGTGATGTTTGAGTATCATTACCATATTTCATTTCAGAAATTTCTTCGTATGGAAACGCTAATGATTTAAGATAATTTACTTTTTTTATCATTACATCCTTTTCTCTAACGGTTGTATAATATAATTTTAAAGTAAATTGTAGATTACGTTCTACTCCTAAATATCTGTTTACTTTAAATGGTGAACCTAAATATCTAAAATTTGTCCATTCAGGACTTACATTTTCGGATAATCCTGTTACGGCACCCACAAATGGTACTGTTGATTTATTTCCTTCTTTTCTAAACAATACCCAAACTTGATTTGCATCTCTGTAGTATGATATATCCGTTTGCAAATCGGTAAGTGAATCATATTTTTCGGTTCTATTTATTTTGTCTGTACCCAAATCCCATATTTTGTTTTTTAGGTCAGGATACGGGGTTGTTGTAACGGAAGATACAATATCACCTAATATGTTAGTGGCGGGTTTTTCACCTCTTACATCTAATTGTACAACTTGTTTATACTCTGAAAACTTCTTTGTTGTTCCCATTGGTTTACCTCCAAGTTCGGTTCTTCCAAATTCAGGAGCAAATCCATTTGGAGTGGCATTTGCATTTTTTAATTGAGTTGCTAATTTTTTTAATTCTTTTACTGAACCAAATTTATTCAACCCTTGTTGTGCTACAAGAGCTGCTGCTGATGCAGGAGATTGTCCATCTAATAATCTCTTAATGATTGAATTGGGTGCAGGTGTATCTTTTACATAATATGCTCTATCAGCATCTACTGCGTTTCTTAATTGAGCTTGAGTTAATGCAATGAGTGTTAATGGTTTCGCAAAAGGAGCTTCACTTCTGAATATAGTATCATCTGGCCTGTTTGCAAATCCACCTAAAGCACCTCCAACTTGATTTCCAATTATATCTGCTACTTTATTGGGTGATGATGCTAATAATGCCGCACTACGGGCTACATCAACAAATCCTTTACTTTCAATTCGGATTTCTCCTAATTTTCCATAAAGGTCTTTTTTTTGTGATTTGAAAAGGTCTCTAATTTGTGCCATCTATAGTTCTACATTTACTATAAATATCTCTAATTCAGATTTATTATTAATTTTCAAATGTATTATATGAAATCACCAATGGTCTTTCTACCATTTCCACCTAATGCATAAGATTTTCTGGCCTCGTCACGAAGTTGTGTTGTAATTGCTTTGCCACTCAAATTAAGCTCACCATCAAATATACCTTGTGTGTTTATGGCAATTTGTACCAATGTTTGAGTAGCCAATCCGAGTAATGAAACGGTTTCTATTTGTAAAGCGGAGTTAAATTCGGCTTCACTTAATTGACCGGCTCCTGTTTCTTGTAGTTTTTTATCCAACTCCGCTTGAGTTAACGCTTGGGCAAACAACTTATCATTACCAGCTATTGTAGCAGCATTACCCTCATTCATTGATAACTTTATTTCCTCCTGGTTTGCTACGTCAGATTGTCCGTTTGTTGCAACATTACTAGCTAATTGTATTGTTTGTTCTGTATTTTTATCAGTAGCTGCAATTGTAGATTTATAACCTAATAAATTTGTCTGTCTTAATTGTTCAATTTTAGCAGCGTCAACTACCCCTGTTTGGCCAACAATCCTTCCTTTAGCATCCTTTCTACCCCGTCCTGTTAAATTCACCAACCCTTTTACTTTCTCAATATCTTCTTCAGTTGCGCCAGTTTTCGTCATCACCGATGGTGCATATCCCCCCAATTTGGCATATTCCGTAGCTATAAGTTCGATTCGTTTAATTTCTGCCTCCATTTTTGAATTGTAAGCAGTTATTTCATTTCCAAACGCACCCTGTTGTGCAGACAATATTGTAGATTCAATTGCAGCTTTATCTTTTACATCTATTTCAGATAATTTAGTATCTAAATCTAAAATATACTTTGATAACTGGGCATCGGTAATCTGGTTCTGCTCTTTTAATGTTTTCATTATTTGAGCCGATTGACTAGATGCTGCTGATGATGTATCAATACCGTATCCTGCTAAAATTTGGTCTTGCATCGAACCACCAGTTCCTCTGCTAGCAATGATATTAGTTGCACTTTCTGCTAAAGCATTTGCCGCTTGCGTAGCTTTTTCTTCACTTCGAGCATATTCAAATTCCCATTTTGCTCTGTAAGCTGCTTCTAATTTTATTTGGTCAAGTTTTTGAGCCTGTTCTAACATCATCATTGCTAATCTCTGTCTTTGCTCAAACTCTAATAACTTTTTTCTTTGTTCTTGTTCTAATTTTAATTTAGCTCCTTGATTTGCTATATCTTGTTTAAGAGCCGCATCTGCAAATGCTTTTCCTTTAGCCGCTTCCGCTTTTAATTCCCCACTAACTTCTCCCTCTTTACCTTCCATTAATGCCATTAACGCAGATATATCCATTCCGGTAGCCTGTGATAATTGTTGTTTAGCAAATGGATTCATTGCACCAATATCCATGCCACCCAATGCAGATTTAAGAGCCGCTGCACCTCCTGCTTGGTCACCTGCCATTAATTTAGCTCTTACTTCAGAAAGATTTACATTTTTACCCAACATTGCGGATAAACTCATTTCCGCTTTAATACTATCTTTATAGTTTAATACCATAGTATCCGATGCCTTCATCATTGATGACATTGATACACTCATTTTACTTAATAAAACTGCCTGTTTTGCAAAACTATCAGCAGTACCATTACTGAATTTATATATATCTTCACCCGCTTCTTTAATTTGATTGAAGATTACTTGAGGTGCTATATCATTTATTTTAGCAAATGATTCAAATCCGGCTATTAAATTTTGAGCCGTTTCAGCTGAAGTTTTACCCATCAAACTGAATAATTTTGTCATATTCATGACATCCTCATCACTTCCACTTAAATGATACGCCAAACCTTGCGCGTTTTCAGATAGTTGAAAACTTTGTTTAATTCCCAATCCAAATGTAGCAGTGAATTTACCTACTCCTTCTAGTATTTGTTTTGTACCAGAACCGATTGCTTTTAATGCTCTTTCCGAAATGGTTGCATACTTTTGTATAAATGATATACCAGAGGCTGATATTGCTTTCCTTTTTTCTAATTCGGCATCTAATGCTTCTTTTTCTTGGTCTAATTGAAATTGAAGTTTATCTTTTCTTAACCCTAATTCATATTCAATTTCATCTTTTACTATAGACTGTTGATATTGAAGCATATCCATTTCAGTGCCTTTCTCCCACTCAAAATAGTCTTTAGTAAGATTTTGTTTTAATTCTAATGGTTTTTGATATGTGTATTTTGCATCAATTTTTCTAAACTCTTCAGTTCCTTCTAAATTTTTCTGCATTTCTGCTACCCCACCAGGACCCATCATACTGCCTTTATTTGTAGCCATTTTTACTCCAGCTACCAATTTAGCCAATCCACCACTATTCCAAAAATCATAGGCCATTTTCAAACCACTAATTACAGCTCCTGCTGGTCCAGCTGCTCTTAATATCATACCTCCAGCCGAACCTAATCCTGCTGCGGCTTTACCCAACATACCACCTGTTCCACCACCACCCTTTATACCAGCTAATCCTTTTTTGAATCCATCAAAATTTGCTTTACCCATTAATTTTCCGGCTACGGACATGGTTTTTCTACCAAATAGGTCATTGGCAGAATCCATAGCTTGGCGTACTTTTTTTTGTTCGCCACTCTCTTTTTTCTTTTCTCCTTCTACTTTTTTCTTTGATTTTCGGTCTAGCTCTTGTGTTTTTGCGAATCCGGCAAAAGAATCTGCTAATTTTTCTGCTACTTTTGAAAAATTGTCAACGGTTGCTTGAAAAGTACCTATACTTCTTTCTTGAACTGAATCTATTGCTTCTTGTTTTCGACTCTTTGCCATAATTAATTATAATAATTACATATAAATATACATAATACTATTTTCTTCGTGCTCTACTAGGAGCAGATGCTGCTTTTTTAGTCGCATTTTCATACAATTTAGCTTCCGCGTTCTTACTATTAAGTAATTCGTTCCAATAAAATTCTCTTAATTTAGTGGGCATGAAATATACATCATGCCAAGTAAACCCGCCATTTGAGTTATAAATTAATGAAAATATCTGTTTATGTAAAGTTACAGAATAATTACTCGGTAGGGTAAAAAAAGTCGAGTCCTATTGGAACACGAAGAGCCTCCCTCTCTCCTGTAAACGGTGATTCATAATCAAAACTCAAATCTATATCTGGAGTAATTTGTTGTATATATTTTCTTAATGCTCTAGAATCGGCTGCTCTCAACTGATTTACAACGTAATTACTAATAAACCCCAAATCTCTGTTACCATCCACTTCTAAAATAAGTCTTCTTAAACGTGTGGTAACTTCTTTTCCTTCTTTTAAAGTTTTTTCAAATGCTTCAATATCTTTATTGATTGCCACTTCATCACCATGCGTCAATAATTTAAATTTAATTAATGTTTTTGATTGTGGTAATGTGAATTCATACTCATTCTGTCTGTTAAGTAAATTTTCATTAACTTCTTTAATTGATAATTTACTCATGTCAACTTTAGTTTGAACTGGTTCGTTTTCTGCTGGGTCGGTTACCGTAACATTATATTCTGGTCCGTACGCCAATACTCTAGTTGCTATTAGAATTGCATTCTTATCTCCAATTATCAAATCAGAAAGACTTACTCCAGGTTCTACGATTATAGATTCTAATAATTTATCAATTACCACACCCTTACGAATGAGGTTTGTAGAAGTAAGAATATCTTCTTCTTTGGCTGTCATCAGTTTTACCGTAATCTCACCTTTTGCTAATGGACTATTTTCAGGATATACTAATCCTTTTGATGGTAAACTAATAATTTCCGTTGGGAATGGATACGATTTTTGTTGTTGATAAACAGGATTAGCATTTAATCCTCTGCTAACTGCTTGTTCGGTAATTTCTTCCATAATAATAACATTTTGTTTAATTATAAGTATATATAAAACAAAAAAATGGGATGTATTTCTACACCCCATATTAAATTATTTTAAAGTTTACAATTAGAGATTAATATTCAAGAATTGCGTAATCATAAGTTAAAGTTAATTCTATCGATAGTGGGTCGTTTGAAGCCCAATCCAATTCGCCAAAGTTTGCTGATGTAATGAATGCTCCTTTAAGAGTCCATTGTTCAACTTTATCACCAACTGGACCTAATAAGAAGAAATTAATATCTTTCTTATAAAAAGCTGCATATCCATCTCTACCTGTTAGAGATTCGTGTGAACTTCTAACCCACTCCATTACTTGCTGTGCTCCAGATGGAACAATTGGGTCATAAAGAGAGATAGTGATATCATCCCAAGTTGATTTTCCCTTTATCTTACGCTTTACGTTGATATGGTCTAATTCAACTATTTCCGAAGTAAATGTTGGTCTACTTGCCGTTTTGATGATGTATGATTCAATACCATTGATTTCCATAATAAATCTATTCCCCAATTTGGGTTCAAAATTTCTGTAGAACATCTTGTCAAACTCTAATATTTCTGGCATTTGTGTATATATTTAATGTTTATTACTTATAAATATTGTTTTTTAAAATTATCCGTTAAAACTTGCTCCAGTTGGTAAGATGTTGAAATCAATTTGAATGAATTCAGCAGTTTTAGTTGGTTGTAAGAAGATAGCTCCTGCTAATATATTTCTATCAATCACATCAGGTGTGTTGTTAGTATCATCCATTACAACTCTGAATGCGTAAAGTCCTTGTCTTTGTTGGATACTATCCAAATACGGATTAACGATGTTTAAGAATCGGTTTCTAGTTTCAGAAGTATTTTGTTCAAACACTAAATATCTAGATGAAGATGCGATATACTTTCTAACAGTCAACAACAATCTTCTTACGTTAATTCTATCCAATGCAGATGGTCTATCTTGCAATGTTTTTTGTCCGAATACTACGATACCTTGTCCAGGGAACTGAACGATTGGGTTCACTTTGTTTTCGTATAATGAATCTTTTTCGGATTGAGTTAAACGATTTTGAACACTTACTGCTCCAATTAAACCACCTCTATTCAAACCTGCTGGTGCGAACCATTCTGCTGCAACTCTATCGTTAGCCGCAAATACCCCAGGTAATAATACTGATGGTGGTACTGCGATTAGTTTGTTAGTGTTAACATCGATTGTTTTAACCCAAGGGTAGTAAGTTGCTACCATATTTGAATCAATTGATTGTGCTTCTGTATTTGCTTGTCCAATTGAATCACCATAAGCGGTTGTATCCAAAATGTAAAAACAATCATTTCGTTGCTCAACCATATCCAATACTGAAGTTGCTACTGAAGAGTGTAATCGTTTGATAACACCTGGAGTTACAACCATATTGATGTCGAATTCATCTACATTTGATAATGCCGCGATATGTTTAGCGTATGCTACTGAACCACTAGCAGTTACCGTTGATAAATTGAATCCTTGTGAGTTTCCTGCTGAAATATCTGCTCCAGTCAATATTGGAGTTGCAGGATTCATACCATCAAATCCTTCTTGGAATGCTACAACAAATTGTGCTAAAGAAGAACCTACTGATAATGCACCACCGTTTGATGCATCCAATCCAAATACAGAGTTAGAACCTACACCTGCTCCTGTCGGAATTGGCTTTAAGTAGATTGCGTTATCAGTATTGTTATCCAAATCTATACCACCATATTGTGCTACTGATGAGGTTAAGAATGTTACAGATGGAATTGCAGAACCAATTAATGCTGATGCAGATACTGGTAAAGTATATGCTGCGTGTCCGAATGGTACTGCTTGTACAGGAGCTGATGTGTTTAAGTTTGCAACTCTAACATATTTTGAGTTATTTACCCAATCACCACTTTCAGTAATTTTACCTTCTGAATTGATTTCTAATTTTCTATCACCAATTACTCTACTGATATAGTTAGGAGAATTTGGGTCTAAATTTACATTTGAATAAGTTTCTAATACTACTTTCTTTTTATTTGTATCAGCAAACTCTCTAACAACTACGGTAAATGTACCATAATCAGTTCCGTTTACAGAACCAGCTGCTTTAATATTTGTGATACCGATTTTAACTTTTGTATTTGCTGCGTTTCCAGCACCAATTGTTTCAAATTGGAATAAATCGTATCTATCACCACTAATAGTTTGAGATTTGATTGTTGGTGTTAATGCTTCCTGTGCATCGAATGTAAAAAGTTGGTCACCCAATACGGTTACTGAAGAAGATGCACTTGAATTAAATGTTATAGATGAGTTTTTGAAAAATCCATACACATAAGGGTCTTTAGAACCAAACGCAGATGTTCCAAATACTGCCTCAATATCGTTTATATCGGTTACATCCAAAGAAGCAGATACGTTTAATCCACCACCTCTTAATACGAAATCACCTGCTCCTGCATTAGAAGAAGTTAATTGTGCGTCTGCAAAACCTCCGTTTGCACTTCCTGATGTATTAAATAGAATACCTAATGATGCTGATACTGCTCCTGAAGTTGCGGTTAACAATAATGGAGCGGTTTCGGTATATCCACCAACACCACCAACTCTACAAATTGTTGCAGTTCCTGCTTCTCTTAAATAATTTTGTACTGCTAATGGAGTGAGGTATGTACCATCTGCTGCTCCAAATAGTCTTTCAAATTCTGCTTGTGAATTTACGATTGTAGGTACTAATGGTCCTTCTTTAAAAGGTCCAATAAATGCTGCACCAATATCTGCTACCCCTTGTTGTAAGAATGAAAGGTCATTTTCTTTAGTAAATACACCTGGTGATACTATTTTGTCTGCCATTTTATATGCTAATTTAAAATTTTTATTATCTTAATATAAATATTAAAATTATTTTCAAAACAACAAATTACTATTTGTATGTTGGAGAAAAATAATCATATACTTGTGTAATTTCGGTTGATGTTAATACTCTATTATAGAATAGTGCGGGTCCTTGTTGATATGCCCCATTTTGTGTGTAGCCTGCATTTGTTCCGTTATTACCTACAAAAATGTTATACGATGATGTTGCTGCAAATGCACTTAATGCGATATTGCCCAAATTAGTCGTATCTAAATATATTGTGCTACCTGCCGCTGCCGATACTGTTAATGCAACTTGATACCAAACATTTGTAGATGGGGATATTACTTTTCCGTTATTATCACTACCTCTGCTTGTTGTAAATGTCAATTGAGTAATAGTTGCTTGTGTATCTAATGAGAATCCATAATCCACATCCGCACCTTTCTTTTGGAATAACCCAAACGAAGTGGAATTTGTAAATGCAGTTGCTCTTATCCAAGTAATATATGTCATAGCAGAAGTATCAAATTGAGTTATACCACCATTGATATTCGTACTTCTATCTTTATACCAAAATGTAGTAGCTCCTCCTATTGTGAAATACTTTTCTTTTCTACCTACACCATTATTATATCCAGGATTAGTACCAGTTATACCTGCTGCATTTTGAACACCTGCTGGTCTAACACCCGTATTATATCCACTTAAATCTAACCAATCTGCCGTTGTTGTTCCTGCAGTTGATGATGCTTTAGATGGGTCTAAATACATTCTCAATCCAGCAGATGGAATTGGTGGTTGTGTAGTAGTTCCTTTGTTATGTGATACAATACCGTTTGCTAAATAAACGTCAGCATTCTCCACATTTATGGTTACAATTTCAACATCTTCAATTATTACCTCAATATCAGTAATTTCTATCTCATTTAAACCTGTCACCGAATCGTATGTTACTACTAAATCACCTGGTAATACATCTTCAACATTTTTGAAACGATATTTTTCAATTTCACTATCCCAAACCCAAAGAGGGTGAGTTCCAGTTGATTTGATTAAACCATTGTTTAAATCATAATATCCACTTGCAAAGTTAAACACAATATCTGCTACATTTACTTCTTGATATGAACCAGATTGATTTTCTAACATATAGAATCTCCAATCAACTTGGTCTGATTCTGAATCCTGGCCTTCATCTGGTAAACCCGCTGGTACCCACGCTTTAATAGTATCACCTACCGAAAGGTCTTCTACATTTACAATAGTTCCATCCGCTTTAGTTATTTTTGTTCCAAATAATAAACAGAAATCAGGTTGGTTAATTGTATTGTAAACATCTACTGCGTATAATGTTTTAGTAGATGTTGAATTATAGCCAGTTGCTGCTAAATTATAACCATCTTCATACTTCATAGATAATACAGAAGATGCTTCTGAATATGTTGATTGAGCGATTGATGCAGGAGTTATTGGAAATGATGGAGATGCACCTAAAGTGGGTGAACCTACCGTAAAGTTTGCATTATTAAATGTTACTGAATAATTTGCCGAAACACTACCTACTTTACTTCCATGTAATGTACCCGCAGTTCCAAAAGAAAATGTTGCCGCTTCTTCTGTACTTTCTACAATGTAAGTAAAAGTTGGTAAATTTGGGGTTACAGAGTCTATTGCAAATGCGGTAAATGAACTATTAGATGCTCCTCCAGATAGTCCACCAATGGAAACTGCTTGAGATGTTCGGGCTGACCCGCTAACTGCTCTATATAAATTTCCTAATGATAAATTAGTTCTTGGCATATTCGTATGTGTTATTCTCCGTTATAAATATCTAAAAGTTTTTCTTTCCATACTTCTTTGTTTGAAAAGTGCTTTATCATCCAATTTTTAAGTTTTTGGAATTCTATTTTACGGGTTTCGTAACTATCCTCACAAATTAATTGGTAGGTTTTTTTAAATGTTTCCGCATTATTCGCTTTATATTTGTAATCAAGTGGAATATGCCAATCTTCATGTAATATGGGAAGTTTACCGTAATCCACTGCCTCAAATATACCATATCCGAAGGGTTCGTGCTCAAAACAAGAATGAGAGATTCCCCAATCAAGTTCATAGAACCTTTCTTTAAATTTATAATCAAATTTGTAAACTTTGGATTTTTCGAATTTGAATCCATATTTCTTTTTATAGTATTTGTTGAATGTTTCTGAATTTGTAGAAATAAATCCACCTAACCCATCCATATATTCAACATTCTTTCTACCTTCTACTCTAGCGGCGTATCCTATCTCAATAGATTTAGAAAGTTGTTTATTTTGTTTAAATTCATAAACATTTGGGATGTGATATAAATTTTCTGTTTTATACGGAAAATGGTATAATCCTACCCAAACTTTATTTTTAATTTTATTAATTAATTCGCTTTCATATTCCCAATTACCATACCAATGTAAATATTCATCTTTCTCCATTTGTGCCAATAAAGACACTTTTGTTAAATTATGGAAAATAATTGAATCAATCTTTTCCAAATTTTGATGAATAGCTCTGGTTGGAGTGTAATGGCCATGAAGAATATGTATTCGTCTTGCACCTTCTAATATTTCAATGATTTTATCTTCGGATGTTTCCCAAATATGGTCGATATCAATTGGAAATTCTTCATAGTTGTTAGGTCTATGTCTATGGAAAAGAAGAAGTGGCTTCACTTCTAAATGAGGAGCCACTTCTTTTATCCATTCGGTTACCCACATATCAGCACCGCTATTGAACCAAGGACCTCCAGCGGTGGTGTAGTAAACATCATACATTAATTATAAACCTTTATTTCTGCAATTATTTAAATCTATTCGTAATTGTTCTATTTGTAATTGTTGTTCTTTAATACCTTCAATTAAAAGGGCTACTAACTTATCGTATTTAACTGCTTTGAATCCACTTTCTCTTGTCTGAACTAATTGTGGTAATACTGCCTCAATTTCTTGTGCAATTACACCCACATCGTTTCCTTCGTATCCGTGCTCAACTTTGTTTTCTTCTTTCCAATCATAAGTGTTACCACTAATCTTTCTGATTTTGTCGATTGCGTTTTCAATTGGTTTTATGTTTTCTTTGAAACGAATATCAGAAGATGAGAATGCTACTATATCATTTGTTGCATCTATTCTACCTGTAGTTACTGATGCAGCCATACCGATACCTAATGAACCGAATTGAACTGCTGCAGATGTACCGCCACCCGTTGTAGATGATAATGTTACTTGAGATGAACCACTAACTACTGTTTCTGCATTTAATCTTGTTTTTACATCAGTTGCAAAATTTGTAGTAGAACCTGCAGTAATTTGAGATGAACCAGATATTACACCATCAGCATCCAACTTTGATTTAATAGTTGTATTAATTGAAGATGTAAATGATTCCAAATTAGCAGTTTCAATCAATAAACTTGCAGTTGCAGAGTTTAAATTTGTAATACTTACATCTTGTGAGTCATTTGTAGTTTTAGCTGCTGATGCTGAACTAATTAATGAACCAGTAATAGTTGCTAATGCGGTGTCGTAAGCAGTAAATCCGGTAGTTGATTGTAAAGTTACTTGTGATGACCCACTTACTAACCCACTTCCACCTAATATTTGAGATGAACCAGAGATTACTCCGTTAGTTGCGTTTATTGTACCATTGAATGATGTTGCAGTTGATGTTCCTATTGTTGTAAGTGAACCACTAACTTGTACTGAACC